GTACTTGTCAAACACAGGGTTGAAGTTAACCGCGTAGGCCACCTCACGCCACTGGTCCTCAGGCAAAAACGGGAACTGCTGTTCACCAAAGTAGTGAAGCAAATTCCCGTTCCAGTCTTCCCAAGTACTATACTCAGGCAAGAATTCGATTATCATTTAAGGCCGCTCGTCGCCAAACTCGGCGGTAATTAGCGTTCTACCGGCCTCGTAATCTCCATCAATCACGTTACTGCGCCAACGCAGGCTAATAAGCCTGTACTCGGCCCTCAGGTCCACCTTGCCGGACGTGGGTGTGTAGGTAAATGGACCCTTCTCCTCCACACCGTCGTTTGCAAAAGGCCTGCCGACAATGGTTAGTTCCATGTCCCCAACCTGTTTAAAGTCTGGCTCAATACGGGTTAGGTGCATGCGTCGGTTAACACCCATGGGCTCGTCTGAGGCAGGTGTTCCACCCACCCAACTAATGTCACAGGTCTCTACAAAAGAGTCAATTGCAAACTCTTCGGTGGCCGTAACCTTGTTCTTGCCAAACTCCTGCTCCCAAATCACATAGCCTCCCGTGGCCTGTGTCATGGAACTACCTGCAACCACGGTGACAGGTACAATGTCAGCAAAGGTCAGCGTGGTGTACCCGCCAGATGAGTTGTTTGTAAACACCGCCGCGGTGATCTGGTTGGCAGACGCAAAGTCTTCACCAATCTGTGTGTCAAACACCATAAAACTGCCGGCCGGGTTGGTGGTCAGATCGCCCGGGGCGATCACCTGATAGGCCGTTGTGGTAGGCGCTGTGCCGCGGTTTGGCCCGTAGGTCAGAGTGTACGTCTGGCCCAGTTGGCCCGTGAAATCCCAACCCGCCCAAACGGGACGGGGGAACACCTCGGTTACATATCCGCATGAACGGCGTGCGCCTTCAGCCTCACCTGCGTCGTACCAGATGTTATCCTTGACGTTAAAGATGATGCAGTCTGTGCATTCTGTTGCGGTGCCACGTGGGTAGAAAAACCAGATCTCGTTGTAGCGTGGGACCTTGGTTGCCCACACCTTTTGACGCGCGCCAAAGTTAATGTTGTCAAACAGGTGGTTAACGTTCTTGTCGTTAGGCAGAACCTTAACGCCGCCGTTGTACAGGTAGAAGCGGTCAACACCCATCCAAAAGAACGTGCCGTCCATCTCAACCACCGAACTAGACGACATGATAGACGTCTGGTTAGACACCGTGTCGTAGCGCCAGTAGTAGGGCGCCGTGCCTGTAAAGGACACACGCACCAAAGAGTCTGTGGCCCAGAAGAGGCCAGAAGGTGACGAGGTACCACCACGAATAGGGTAGCCACGCACGATCTTACCGGCCGTCACGTTCACCTCGTTGGCAAGCGTGCCGTTCCAGTCACTGAACGTTTGTACGTTAGCCGTGGACGAGTTGAACACCACGTTGTTGTTGCGTAACAAACCAAAGTTGCCGTACACAAACACAAACGGGTGCAACACCACAACACCACCGCTACAGTCAATAGGCAGGTATGTTGGTGTTGCGCCAGTAGAGTCAATTACCTCGGTTAGTATATACCTGCCCGTTGTTGGGTCTGGTAAGAAGTTACCGGCAAAAAGCGACGTGTTAACACCAGAGTCAATGTTGTCTAGGTTGTGGCCGGGGTGTGCCAACAACTTAGAATTACCAGTGCCAGTGGAATCGTATGCAATGTCAAACTGCCACAAATGTTGGTTGCTTGCGGCAAAACCATTGGGCACATAAAGTTCAAACGTGCCGGTTGTTGGCATTCCAGTTACGGACACCAAGTGCAATTCTGTGTAGTTACCGGGGGTGTTGTAAGTTGGTGTTGTGTTTGTTGTATAGTTTGTACGAACACCAGACGTGTTGTACGCCCAAAACGTTGTTGGGTTAGGGAACGCGGCAACGTGGTTGCCCTTAACGTGAATTGTTTTAGGAGCCACGTTAACCTGAACAACCGCGTAGGTTTTGCTGAACTCAACAGGAAAAGGGCCCACACCAACGCCTTGGTCGGTGCCGGTGTTGAACACCTCAACGCCGCGATAGTTACCTGCGTAGATGTAGTTAACGCCGTTCAGTGAGTTGGTGATCATCCCACGCGGGATGCCAGTAGGGGAGGCAAACATTTGGCGGTAACCGCCAATCTTCTTTGCCTTACCACGCTGAAACCTTGCCCACTTGCCGTCGCTGTATTCGTCAGCCTCAAACTTTGTGCCGTCCCTTTTAATACCGGGCTTCACAAAAAGGGTGAAGATTTTGGACGGTTCAGTCGCCATTAGAACGATCCCCCAGAGATCAGGTCTGCCTGCACGCGCCCCACAAAACGAGTCACGTAGTTACCCACACCGGCCGTTGCGTCCATCGTAGCGATGTTGGTACCCGCAACAGAGAAGCCCAGTTGGCCGTTGTTGGGTGAGTACATGCCCGTCACAGGGTCAAGGGTGAACGTGAACGCTGGTGACGCGGCGCTACCCCTGTTGGCTAAGTACTGGCCAATGTTCGTTTGAATCAGTGGGTACAAGTTGGTGCCGTCACTGAGCACAATGACCTGTGTAGACGTTGGCAAAGAGTAAGGGGGCTGTGCGCTACCCTGAACCTGAAACTGAACGTTGTAGCCGCTTTGGTTAGTGTCGTTGAGCAGGTAGTACACCTGAGTAACGGCAGGCAACTGGACCAACAGGCTGGTTGTACGTGTACCACTCAGGGCTGTGTAGCGCTGAATAATTGGCGTGTTGGTGATCAGGCTCAGTGTGGCGCCAGACACCACGTCCACGTCGTACGTGGCAGAAGAGAACGTCAAACTGTTGGGGCGTGAACGACCCACTGTAAAGAAGTCTTGCTTGGCAGGGTCTTGGTTCACGCAGATAAAGCAAGAGTCGCCAAGAGGGAGGGCCAAACTGGCCAGCCCGTCAATGGTTGAACCAACAGACGCCGTGTTGATTGTCAGCGTGCCGGTGCCGTTGTTACGCACCAGAATGTACCAACCAGAAGATAACGAAGACACCGCGGGCAGTGTTGTAGAGCCCGCACCGCCGGTCCACACAAAACACTGCGCGCGAGACGCGTCGTTGATTGTGATAGACGAGGAGTACTCGTTGGTGACGATCGTGCTCTCTAGTTTGCCTAGAATGGCCGCTGTGCTGTTTCCTGCCAGTGTGGCGGCGTCTGCAAACGACGTACCAACACCGAACGCCACAGTCTGCCACACACCCACCGCTGTGGTGTTGTTTGTCAGGTACGTGTAGTACGACTGACCAACAGGCACTGTGAACGAGCCAGTGCCGTCAGAGCGCGATACCGTGAAAGGGTTAGAGCCTTGGTTGCGGAACAGAATGTCCTGACCAACAGAGGTCTGCTGTGCGTTTGGCAACAGGATGATGCCACCGGCAGAGGACACAACGTCCATGATACGGGCCGCAACCTGCTGACCCGCTGTGCTGACGTACTGGGGCCAGTACAACTGTACCGTGCCCGACAGCGCAAGAGACACATAACTTACGTCCGTTGGCTGGATTACGTTCCCGGTAAACGGGGAGGTGTATGTTGGCATTTAAGGTTCCTGTCTTGTTGCGTTGCGGTCGATCATACGTTTCTGATCTTCGCCTTTGAGTGCCGCGATAGCCTCATCGTAGTACTGCTTCCACATTGCAAGCTTGTCTGCGTTTTTAATAAAGCCCTGTGCCTGAAGCAAGGTGCCGTACAGCAAAGCCTGTGGGGCCTCGCGTGTTAAGAGGTTTTCTTGATTCGTGACATCAAGCGGCTGTATGCGGCTGAAATAAATAATTTGCAACGGGTAAGCGCTGTTTGGAGTTGGAGCAAGAGCCCAGTGATCATAGTCGTAATCTCCGTAATAAAGAGGTTGTCCGTTACTGGACTCTGTTTGAAACTGGGACACGTAGTCCATGGACCTGTTGAGCACAGGCTGTCCGTTAATCTTCATGCTAACTGTTTTGCGCCAACGGGCCGGCTTCTCAATCACAGGGTCGTTGACGTTGAGTGTGGTGTTGACCACGCTCAACTGCATGAGTGTTTTAATCTGGGCGGCAATGCTCTGCTCGGTTAACATGATCAACCGAGGAATCTGGTTGACGAAAGAAGCATCGTCACGCTCAGAGTAGGTAATGACATCCTCAACGAGGCTGTCATAAGTCATTGCTTCTGCGGCCATTTATCTCTTTCGGTTAAACAGCGCTTGTGTCTGTTGTACTTTCTTGATTTGCTGGCGCTGTGAATACACCATCAGCGTAAGTCCAGCCAGATTGAACTTCATCATTCGTAACAGGAACACACTTTTGATGAAGGTCTGGATGAAAAGATTGTTGAATTGAAAATCCTGCCATAACAGTCAAAATTTCTTGAACAACACCGTCTTTGAGTCTTGCATATTTCATTTTTACCACTCCACAATAACCATACCGGGCGCGCCATAAGCATTAGAGCCACCGCCACCACCGGGGTACCCTCCGGGGGCATCCTTACTACCTTGACCAGCACCTCCGCCATTTATGCCGGCGCCATTAGCCGCCCCACCGCCACCAGTCCCAATTAAGTCAATAGAAAATCCACCTTGAAAACCACTTGTTGGAGGAATTATTGATCCACTAGTTACTATAGAACCGCCACCACTACCAATAAATCCAGTTCCGTAAAATGCATTAGTTGCGGCGCCATGTCCAGACGCGCCGGCGTAGGGTTGGGTGTTTGATTGAGCTTGATAACCACCACCGTTTCCAAAAAGATTTGCTACTCCACCACCTGAAGTATTAGCGCTAAATCCACCAGAATAGTTACTATCTCCACCAATACCAATTCCAACGCCTAGAGTACTGCTTCCACCACCAGTAGCTGAAACATATGACCCGAAGGATGATGTTCCGCCATAACTAGCCGCGCCACCCCCACTACCTACGGTAACTGGAATAGAGACAACTCCTGCTAAACCATAAATTACTTTTATTGCAAAGCCACCGCCACTGCCGACATAGCCTCCACCGCCACCCCATAAGCGGACACGAACTCTGTCAATTCCCGCAGGTACTGTCCAAGCACCAGAACCTCCTGACCCAAAGATTTGCATTTGACCAGTGCCAAATACCCCTGTAACAGGATTCCATATTTGAGATTGCGTCATAATAGCCATTAAGAAACTCCCAATAAGTTAACTGTACGACCAACAATTGTTCCCTTGTTTCCAGCGATGCCAGAACCATTAGGGGTATTGTGATCAAATGCTTGAGCAGACACGCTTGATGAATAACTGCTATTCAATAAAGCTGTACCTACAGTCTGAACTTCTCCAGTTCCACCTGCAGGTGCTGTTGTTGTAGCTACACCTTGGAAGACATAACCAATCACACCGTTGCCAGTAGTTCCGGGTGCGATGCCCTGACCATTAGACTGCGTTGTACCAGAAACCAAAGCAACTGACTTCATGGTGTTCTTAGGTTTAACAATTGAATACATTGGAACGTTGTCAGTGTTATTCCAAGTAACCAACGCCCAATCATTAGCAAGGGGACTAATTGTCAAAGACGCCTGATAACCAGTTTGAACATACGTAAATATGTCAGTGTTTATGCTTGACTCTTGCGGAGAACCATTGTTAACTGCTACATCAAAGCAAGGATAGTAAACAACTTTAAGGACTTGTGACCCACCCACAAAAGCACAAGAAACCCCACCGCTTGATGTAGTACACATTGACCAACGATAACCGCTGTTGCAGTCACCCATCGCTGGGTTATTAGTACTTGTAGTAGCACTATTGGATATATTGTAAAAAAGAAAACGTGTTGACTGAGTGTTGGCATCAACTGTAGGCCAAGCTAAAGTGCAACCAGTGGCTTGAGGTGCCATTTGCACCCTTCCGCTTGTCGGATTATAAGAACTAGTGCTCGCTGTATAAGTTTGCGTATTTACAAACGTATTTGTTGCATACTCATAGAAACTTCTAAAGTAACAGGACAGCGCACTGCTACCAAAACCAATCATAAAGCCAAGTGGTGTTGGTTTTATATTAAAACACGTAGCGCTAGTAAGCGTTTGCGCGATTGTTGGGCCTGCCAAAACATTGCCAAGGTTGTCAAAAACTATCCATGTAACTTGATTGCCACCACTCAATCCAACTAATGCAAAACGGTCGTTTTTAATACCACAAATTGCAAAATTGACTGAAGAAGATGCGTTATATTGATTAGGCGTTACAAAACTAGACAACTCCCCACCAGAAGCAGAGAAGATTGTTCCCTGTAACTGACTTCCGTCTGCCTCTGACCACATTACAACAAATTTTCCGCTTGTCATCGTTGCAACCGCAACGGTTGGGCCATCAGCTAAATTTGAACTTACGTTAGTAACTAATACAGATTTAACTAAGTTATATTGCGGAGAATATACGTTTGCAACAATTGCATATGGGATGGCATCTGATTTTGTAACAATAACAAACCCACCATTAGGGAATGAAGCAGAAGTTGAATAAACAGCTTTTTGAAATGCTAAATACGGATTTGACACTACCATTGGCCCAGAAGCCAATCTTTCCTGAACGTCGGTAATAGAACCTGAAGCACTTGACGTAAATCTAGCAACGCTAGGTGTTGATCCAGACAAAACATACCCACTTACATCACCATTACCAACAACAGTTGTCTGTGCAACAGAAGTCGATGATGGAACCATGTTTAACGTGGAGCTATCTATCTTCAAATTGGCTATGGTTGAATAGCCCCCTCCACTTTCTGAAAATGGGCTGTAAAACAATAAAATGTATCCAGTGATTTCAATAAGAGGAAATCCAGTTCTGTAATTGTTGGAAAAACGTACCCCATTAAATACTTGTGGGAAATTTCCAGTAAGAACTCTATCGTCTGATGATGTTACAGCATAGTTTATGTTCAGTGCTGTACTGCTCCAAACAACCATAAGTTTGTTACCAGCCAACCCTTTTGCACTTAGAGCAAGTCTAGGGTTGTCATTTAGTTTGTTATTTACTGTTGTATTTGGTAATATAACTTCAGCACCTAAAACATTTCCAGTTGGAATTTTCCTGTAAAAAACTTGGTTGTAGGTGTTAGATGTAACTTGTATGCTACATACCAGCACAAACGTTGTTCCATCGGACAGGGTAGCCGCCTCACAAGTGTAAGTAGTTCCCAAATTACACAAACCAGTATTTACTTCACCAGATGCAACCGCAGTATTTGTTGCGGATGTAATGTAATAATTTGGGTAAAAATTTGTGTTAGCGCTGTTGTAAGCAATCATAAATTCACTGTTGCTTCTAGCCGAAATACCTAACCCATATGAACTCGTGCCTGTAGTTGGGACTGGTGCTGTGGATACTGTCCATGCATACAAAGCAGTTCCAACAGAGTTGTAAATCCTATGTTGTATTTCCGAAGTTGAAAGGTTAATACCCGCAATGACAAACCCACCATTAGGTAAAGCAACCGCCCTTGTCGCAGGTTGCGCGGTAGGGCCAAATACTACAGTATCCTGTATTGCGGCGGTGGTTACTGAACCTGTATTTGTCCAAACACCATAAGTGATACGGTACGCTGTACCGCCTGTAGCTCCTTGCCAATAAGCAACAAAGCCACCACCAGACAAAGCAATTACGCCAACAGTTCCATTACCGCTGGTGTTGGTGTAATACGTACCAGACAAAATTGTTGGTGCAACAACAACTGTTCCAGACGTAGTGATGATCTGGAAATAATACCTGCCGGTTAACAAACCAGAAAAAGCGTTATTCGCACAGAACACTTGAACAATGTTTCCGTTAGTCAACAGTGCTGAGTTGATGCCTGATGATCCACCATCTAACTGTGTGACTGTTTCTAGTCCAGAATAGCCGGGGACTACGAGCGTCGGATCTGGCGTCGTGTTTGCAAAAGGCGCGGTTGAAACAGCGTTGTCTGCTACGCGACCAAAATCACCATTACGGTAGTAAACCAAGTCACCAGCATTGAAACCAGTCGCTGACGAAACCGTAATGCTTGTTGGTTGATCTGTTTTTGTTGTAAGAGAACGTGCCATTTTTAACCCTCGTAACCATAAATGTTGACGCTAACACCAGCCAATGTAGCGTAAGCCACAATCAGTTTACCTGATGTACAAACCAAACCACCACGCTCCAAAACACCGTTTGGAGGGATAACTGTTTGGTATTCCAAATACTCGCCTGTCGTAGGGGTTGATGACGCCGCTACCGCTAAGTTCACAGCAACTGGATAACCGCTTGTGTTAGCCATTGATACGTTAAATGTAGTCGGTGTAGCACCAGCGGTGTAAACCGTTGTGTTGGTTGCCGCTGTGAGCGATGCTTGGCCTAGTGTTCCTGATGCCATGATCTATCCTTAAAATTGTCCAAAAAAGTACAGCTTACCGTTGGTCGTACCAATTGATGCTGTGTCAATCCACGTTGGAGCACTGCCTACCCCATTAGACTGTAAAACCCTGCCGGCGATTCCATAATCACCATTAACCTCAACCGCGTTTGTTGGGCTGATTGTCATCGAGTCCGCCTCGTTATCGTTGGCAACAAAACGCAACTCATGCGCTGTTTTTGTTCCAATAACCAAATCAGAATTAGTAGAAAACAGATACACCACATTAGGGAGTTGGAAAGGCCCAACACCCGCGTATGTGGAACTGTTCATACCAAAATTACCGTAGTACGTAGTTGCTGTACCAAGATTATTTGAAACAATGTAGTCTGTTGATGCAGACGATCCACTGCTGGTATTCTGTAAGATTTTTTGCGCGTAGCTGTCAACAGAGGTTTGGTACGATCCAAAAATGTTTGTATCGGTATAACCTAGTGTTCCGTAATTGAAAGCACCAACTGTCGCTGTTGGCGAAATCGATTTATTGGCAGTAACCGTTGCACCAGTAACAGAAGTTGTTGCTGTGATTGATGTGCCAGCGGTAACGCTTGTTGTTGACGCTACTGTGTTACCAGACACCGCACCAGTTGCGGTTACGTTTGTTGTCCCTACTGTGTTTGTGCTTGAGTTAAACGTCAGGTTTGAACTGAACGTTGTTGCACCAACACCGCTTTGGAATGGGATCTGGTACTGAGCACCACCAGCAATATTTGACGCAGATGTCGCCGCCGGTGCTGACGCCCAAGTAAATGAACTTCCAGCCCAACTTAAAACCTTACCAACGTCAGCACCAGTTGGTGCAATTGCAAATGACGTTGAACCAGTTGCTGATTGAAAGACAAGCTGGTATTGGTTTCCACCAGCCAAATTAGTGGCTTGTGTGGCTGTTGTTGCTGTAGACGCCGCTCCCGCTGTAGTGGCAAACGTCGCAAGCGACGCTGTTCCTACGGTGATCGATGCAGGATTTGTGTAGACAGGATTTGTCCCACTTGAAGTCAAGATATAACTTGATGCACCAATTGGCAAAAATGTTGTTGTGCTAGGTGCGCTTTGGTATACAATCGCGCCAGTAGTGCCGCCGGGCAAGTTACCGCTTGCTGTTGAAGAGTCAGCAAGCGTGCGAATTAAACCCGCGCTACTCTTGTAATACAGTTTGCCGTCGTTGGTGTTGAGCGCCAACTCGCCGGCAATCAAATTGCCAGCGGTGGGCACCGCCGCCGCGGTGGAACTGAAGTACAGTTGAATTGGTGTGAATCCCGCTTGTGCCATAGTTATTTCTTCTTATCGGGTGTAGTAGGAAACATTCGGACGGAAGAAAATAGGAGACTTATCGCGGTCCTCTTCTTCGGCCGACAGCGTTGCCTCTGCGGCATCTTGTTTCAGCATGGTGATTCGTGCAGGGTCAATACCGGGCAACAGCTTGGCCAGACGGTGTGACAACTGGCCTTGGATGGCAGGCACCCAACGGTCTGGAACAGCAATCTCGTTAGTCAAAGTGCCAACGTCTTGTGGTTGCAACTCAATAATAAATTGGAACACTTGGAACGCGTTCTGTGGCACAGGCCACACGTTGATCTGCGGCGTGACCTGACGGTCCATCCAGTATTGCAACGCGCGCACACTGAGAAAATCTTTGTTAGGCAGACTGTAATAGTCGTTGCGGTTCATCCGCGCCATGGGGATGTCTTGTTGGACAGAAGCTAATGACAAGGCTCTCACAACAATTGCCGACGCGCTTGTGTTGCGGAAACGCCAGAAACCCGCCGCAGGAGACCCATCAATCTGCAGGTAGCCCCAGTTGTTGACCGCGCTGTTGCTCACCGTGCCAATCGTGGCCCATGTGATGTTGTCGTAGCTGTACTCAACAGTCAGTGTTTTGTTTGGTGTTTCGCAGTAAAAACCTGCGCTCAAAAAACGCGGGCTACCGCTAAAAAATGCCGACGCAGACGCGCCCGCCGCAATGCTATACGACAGATCCAACGTACTTGTGTTGAACACCTGCGTTGTGTCTATTGTAGCAGAAGGCGTGGTTAGTGTGCGGTAGTTGGCCTCACGAATGTCCACGGTGCCAACAGGCAGTGTGTACGCACGCTGTTGTGCCTCACTGCCCATTACAATGTACTCAAGCAACCACAGGTTTACACCGCGGTTAGACAGGTTGATTAGTATGTACCACAGCGCCTGACGGGCCGCGTTGATGTACTCCGGTGTCAACTCCTCTGACAGCTTGCCAGCTTCTTTGTAGGCAAACGAAATCAACTGGTCAACCGATATGGTGGTTTGACCAGTTGTGTTAGAGGTGTTGTCGTAGTTGCTTGCCATTATTTTTTCTTAATGCGCTCTGGAAGTTTTTTCTGAGCGGGGCCTGCTTTCACAAACTCTTTGCCAACAGATTGCTTGATGCCTACCTTTTTGGCAAACTCGGGGGAGTGAGCCACCCCTTGCATCAAACGTTCCTGTGATTTAGACTTGATGGGCATTTAGCACATACCACCCATGTTGTACTTCTCAGCAACCTTTTTTGGGCCTTTAGCGTTAGGTTGTTTGTCGTCGCTCTTAACACCGATCAAACCACCGGCCTTGTACGTACGCACAGTGCCTTTCATTTTAGCGCGGCCACCTTTTTTCAGCTTAGACAGGTCTGTCTTCTCGCCACCATGGGCCTGCTCTTCGTGCATCTTGAAGGCTTTTTTTACGACCTTCTTGTCTTGCGCCATGTCTGCGCCTTCGGACTCGTAGTTCTTTTTAGAGTGGTCAATGCGGGGTTTGTAAGTAGAAGCCATGTTATTTCCTTTTTGTTTTAGCAGAATCTTTGAAAGCCTGCGCGGTTGGCGCACCTTTGGCGCCGGGTTTTCTCATTGTTTCAACAGGACGCCCTTCGGCTTTTTGCTTTTTGATACGTTCCTGTTTTGCGTGAATGTTGGCATAGAGTCCGGGTTTCATCAGCAATTCCAACTTTTCAAAGAAGCTTTAGCGCGTTCTGCAGGCCCTTTAGACTTTGCTACCACGCCCTCCATCCTTGCACAAAAACTTGCTTTACGGCCCGCGTCTGCCTTGGTCTTAGGGTTTGGCGCAGGAGGCTTCAAGTTTGAATTATTCTTGGCGTTGTACTCGGCACGGCCTTTGGCCGTCATGCCCGCACCCTTGTCGGTGGGGTTATACGTTTTGTCTTTTCCCGTGGTTTTACGGGGAATAGGTTTATCGTGTTCTCGTGCCATAGTGTTACGCTCCTATAGATAATTACCCACAAAAAAGGGCATTCTTGCCCTTAAAGTAGCGCACATTCGGCCGTTCGCCTTTTAAACAAACCGGGTAAAACTTTGCCCCCTCCCTTGGTCCAAAGCATAAGTTGCTCTTTGGCGCCCTCCCAGTCCTGCGCGTTAATCTTGCGCTTGAGTGTGGAGGTCTGGAGTCGTCCGACGCCAAGGTTGTAAACAAAGTCCACGATGGCGTTACACCTGCGCTCATCCGCCGCCAGTATGGGGCAGTTACGCAACACCCCGGGCAGGTAGGTGTGTTGCAACTCGGCCATTAAAAGGGCCCTAGCTGTAGGCTCGTCCATAGGAGGGTCCTCTAAGGTCACCTTACGGCCGTCTGCGTAGTAGGTAGACCCGTACCCTATGGTTGCCACGTTGGCAGGGCACAGGTACGGTTTAGCCCTGTAGCCCTCAAACCGGCGGCATAGTTCTGCGGCCAGTTCTAGGTTCATAGCCCACGCTTGGCTAGTGTACGGTCGAGGAACCAAAAGTTGATTGTCCCGGCCAGCAAAGCTGAGAAGTCTGGTGTCATCATTGTCTTAAACACTTCAATAGGAAGGGCGCCAGCAAGCCACGCGTTCCACGCAAACCAGACGTGAATAAACGACCAGATAAACAGCACCCAGTAGGTCACCACAGGGCGCACAGATGCGGATAAAGATGCGGCCCACCCACCAGCGGCTTTGGCCATCTCATTTTGAGATATTATGGCGCTGTTAAAGGCGTCCATGACACCGACGTCTACCGCGGCTTCTCTAACTGCGCCAATTTCTGCGAGTTTTTGTGCGCCTCTTAGTTGCTCTAAATCGCACTGTCGAGAGAACATTAAAAGTTCATGCTGGCGCTCGTTTTTCTTGTCAAAAAACTTGAGCACCTCGGGTGCCATTCGGAAGATACCACCAAAGATAGAGCCTAGTAAGCCCCCAGATAAAATATCAAACATGTTTACTCCTTACAACTCGGTTTCTTGTCTTCGTTCTGCATCAACTTGATACCAGACAGGAACCCAATCATGCCTCCGATAAGAGTAGAAAACGCGGGTGAAATCATCTTGAAAATTTCTGCGTTGTCCACTTCCTTGGCCCACAAACCGAGCATAAAGCTGACCACCATAGCCAACACGGAGATGCACAGGGTCGTGCTTACCATCAGTGTTACGTAAAGCGTCAGCTTGTCTTTCACCTCTATTGAGGGTTTGCGTACTGGTTTCTTTATCATGCGTATTTGTCAAAATGTCTTTTGTTAGAAAATATCTCTAATTCAACCGTCGTTTGGTATGCTCGTTTGTTGTACAACTCAAGGTCATACGCCTCAACAACTTGTCTTAATTTTTCAGCTTTAAGCGCCTGCCTGTATTCATATTCCAAACGTTCTGCTAGGGTTTCAGAAGTAATTGCCCTAACGTCATACGGTGTGGGAAACACAAACGGATACCATTTGTGTAGCTGAATCATTTTTTTTCTCGCTCAATAGCCTCTTTATACCCATGCACTACTTTGGCCCTGATTTCTGCAGAATCCGCGGACCCCGCCCACTCTGACAAGTTGTTCCAAATTACAACCAAGTCTTGGCTTTTGCAAAACTGCACATTGTTTGTCAACCACATTGACATTTGTTGGTGTCGCTCTGACGGGTTGTGTATGGTGTACGCTATCCCGTAAAACTCCCTTACGTGGCAACCAACTTTAGCCTCGGCGCCAACTAACAAACAAGCAATGATCAGTATTAAAACTATCCATTTCACTTGTCCGCCTTGTTGTCTAACTTGTCAAAGATCTTATTCAACATGTCTTTAATTTCACCAATGGCGTCTTTAAAGTCTTCACGTCGCACAAAGTCTTGGTTGACTTCGCGGTTTAATTCTTTTATCTCAGATTTGAGATCTTTTATGGCGTCCCAGATCGTTTTCAAGATCCACCCACCAAAGGCACCAGACAGCGTGATAGCCGCGTTGAATAGGTCTTGCGAGTCCATTATCCAACCTTCCAGTTTGTGCCGTCAGAATACACAGGCGTAGCAACAGCGCCCCCATCAACAACAGTTGACCCAAACGTGGGGGACAGTGCGTTAGTGACAAAAGCCCTAGCACCAAGCCCAGAGGTGGTTGCGTTAGGCAGTGTGGCTACAGTGTAGGTGGTACTGCCTTGAAATAGTGCAATAGCGGCCTTCTTTGTAACACCGTCTTGAACAATAACCGTGACGTCGTTAACGTTTAGGTATGTTGCTGGTGGTAGTTGGAGTATGCTTATATCAGCCATTTTTATACCTCAATGTCGCCGGGTGTGGGTGTGCTAGATGTGTTGGCGTATGTTGCAGGGGTCAACGAGTTACCCAATCCATCACCAAGCATGTTAGGGCCTTGGTTGATATTAGCCACGTTGGGGGCGTTAGTAATAAGTCCGCCTTTGCCCTGAATGGCGACGGAAACGTCAGGCCGCGGGTGCCTGAGGGTGATGTTCTCGGTTTGAATGGCGGCAAGGCGCCATGGATCGAACTGATCCAAGTCGTCAGGGCATACCATGAGACCGGGATAGTTTGGATCTGGTTTGAGAAGCGTGTACGACATTTTGCGATTACAACGATCGCAGACAGCGACGGACAGTACAGACTGCCCGCGCGTGTCACAATAGATACCGCCGTAATAGGCGTTACCCATTATCGAACTCCGGCTTGAATTACAGTAAGCGTAGAGTTAGTGCCGCCAGTTACCTGAATAGCCCGGAAAGGCTGGTTCGCAATAGGACTGGCTGGCGCCGTAACCCAAGTCATCACTGGCGGCGTGGGTACAGGGTACCCTTGAGCGTTCAGTGGGAATGGGTCAGTGTAAGAGATCTGCACAGTACCGCCGCCGGTGGCAACGTAAGATACGTTGGTCGGCGCCACGTACTGGTCGATTGGGACGAGGACGTCCGCTCCAACTGTTACTTGACGCATACCAGTCCTTAGGAGTTAGTCAAACCAGCGCCGTAGGCGATGATAGAACCATCAGGGTTACGTGATGTGTACTGAATGTCAAACGTGCCGGCCAAAGTGCCTGTAATAGCTGTAATAGCTGTTGCTGTGAAAGTCACGGTTGCGTCGGTTGAACCAACGTTGTTCAACACTGTGGCCACAGCGGCAGAGTTAGTGAAAGCAATACCAATACGGCCGCCTGAGGTTGTTGGTGTGAGTGTACCAACGTCAACACCAGCGATGTTCACAGTGATCACGCCGCCTGTCAACGCGGAAGGCGCTGAAGTTTGCAAGAAAAAGATGTGGTTAACAATCGCGCCGGCAGGAATTACAGCGGGTGCCGCTGTGGTTGTGCCAACAGCAAAAACGGGAATTACACCAGCAAGGCGGGTTGCCGTGATAGGGGCAATGTAGTCCTGTTGAGCACACTGAACCGCGCCTGTGTTATCAGGGGCAATTGTGCCGTCATTTGTGGGGTTGTTGCGCTTAAAAACGCGGATAGGGGTGTTAAAAGTTACTGACATTTTGATTACTTTCCATAGAAAGATTACAGCACCGTCTCTATGGCGTCCGCCCGTGAGCTTTACGGGTCGATGCTGATTATAGCTCTTACATAGAATTACCCATATCCACAAACAAAAACGCCCTACCTTTGCA